CTATGTGGGACTAGAAGAAGTTAAGCAAGAGTTTGAGAAAGAGAAAAGACAGCTTGTAAAAGACCTAAATGCACAAGTTAGAGAACTCATGGGTGATGTTCCTATAAATCTGAATAGTCCAGAGCAACTATCGTGGGTAATATACAGCCGTAAACCAAAAGATAAGAATGATTGGTCTAGCTGTTTCGATCACAAGATGGACTATAATGGTTTTAAAAGCAAAGTTCTGGATAAAGCTGAAACTATTTACAAGAAGAAAGCGTACAAATGTGAAACGTGTGATGGTAAAGGTGTGATACAAAAGATGCGAAAAGATGGCAAGCCGTATGCCAGACCTACAAAATGTTCCACATGTAACAATCTTGGGTTTATCTACAAGAATGTTGGAAACGAAGTAGCTGGTCTAAAGCGACAGCCACCTAATTCACGTTGGGTTAGTCACAGTGGTTTTACAATCAACAAAGCAAATGTGGAGATACTTGAGAACATGGCTAGACGAGAGGGTGATAAGACAGCAGAGAGTTTCTTGAAGAAGATACGCAGGTTGTCTGCTGTAGAAACATACCTCTCTAGCTTTGTAGAGGGCATAGCAGACCATGTTAAGAGAGATGGTAAGCTACATGTTAGATTACTACAGCATCGCACCTCTACTGGACGATTTAGTGGAGCAGACCCTAACATGCAGAACATGCCCAGAGGTGGTACGTTTCCTGTGAAGAAAGTATTTATATCTCGTTGGAATAAAGGTAAGATACTCGAAGCAGACTTTGCACAGTTAGAATTTAGAGTTGCAGCATTTTTGTCGCAGGATAAAACTGCCATTCGTGAGATATGTAATGGTGTGGATGTTCATGCCTATACAGCAAAGATTATATCGGAAGCAGGACAGCCTACGACAAGACAAGAAGCTAAAGCACATACCTTTGCACCTCTCTACGGTGCTACAGGGTACGGTAGAACAAAAGCTGAAGCTGAATACTACGAGCAGTTTACCAAGAAGTATGATGGCATAGCCAAGTGGCATGACAATCTTGCACAAGAAGCTATAAATACTTTGAGGATAAAAACACCTTCTGGCAGAGAGTTCTCTTTTCCAGAGGTTGAAAGAAAGGGCAATGGTAAAGTTACGTATGGGACACAGATTAAGAACTATCCTGTACAGAGTTTTGCTACTGCCGACATCGTTCCTTTGGTTCTGATACGAATAGAAGAAGCCTTGCAAAATATGCAAAGCTGTATTGTAAATTCTGTACATGACTCTATCGTGATAGACATTCACCCAGAAGAACAAGACCAAGTTTTAAAGGTGATGAAAGAAATAAACAAGAACTTAAAAAATATAGTTGACAATCACTTCAATATAGATTTTAATGTACCCTTGTTATTAGAATCAAAAATAGGAAATAATTGGCTTGACACCAAAGATGTCTTGTGATATAACTATAGTTCTTTAAGCAGAAGAGGAGATAATATATGAGTGCAAACATTACAACAATAGATACAGATAACTATGCAGTTATGGCGAAAGCTATGGGTATGGTATCTGAAAGTGATACAAAGAAAAAGTCCAGTACACTGGCTAGACTACGTATCAATCATTCACCCTTGATGGGACAATCTGAGATCAATGGCAAGTCTGTCAATGTCGAAGTTGTTGAGGGTGGTACATACAAACTTGAAGTCCCAGATGGTGAAACATTTTATTCCACCACAGCGAGTGTTCGTCCGTTTATGCAGAGGTATATGTATAAGCGATTTGTCATGGGTTCTGGGGATACACCAAACAAATACATTAAGACAGTTATGAATGACAATCTTAATGTTGACCTCAAGGACAATGACGGTGGTTTCAACTGTGGTAAACCTGCAGGGTTCATTCAAGACTTCAAGGCTCTGGATCAATCTACACAGGATCTTATCAAGCAGATCAAAAGAGTGCGTGTTAT